ACCGCGTCACCGCCGCGGCGCTCGTCATCGGGCGTAGGCGGCGCGTCGTTGTCGACCGCAAGCGCGAGCGTGAATTGATGACCGCCGGCGCCATCAGGCCCCATGCGCCCTGCCACGAGCACCGAGCGCGAGAGCGGGCTCCATACCTTCGTGTAGAACACGCCAGGATTGCGCCGGGCCCACGCGATCAGCGCGTCCATGCCGCCGATACCCTCGAAGGCCTGCGCGATCGCCTCGCGGAAGTCGAGCCGCGCGGCCGCGCGCGCCTCGAGGCTCGGCGGCTCTATGTTGGCGATCGGCTCGTACCAGGGCGCCCGGGATAGGCGCCGCTCCTCCGCCTGCAGCTCGAGCTCCTCGGCGCCGGCGCACTCGAGCGCGGCGTGATTGAGCTCCGAATGATTGAGCGGAGCGCCTTCCCCTGGCGCCCGCTCGAGGCCTACCCCAAGTGAACCGTCTTTTTCTGGCCCGCTCATGCGGGAGAGTTATTCACAGCCTGGAGGATGGCGCCCGAGCTCCTCGCCGCGCTCGTTGCGAGCGTAGACGAGCCGAACATCGGGCCCGAACACCGCGCGCAGCTCGCGCGCGAATGCGACCGCGACCGCGAACTGCTCTTGCACCTGCGCCGCTCTGTCATCCTCTAGCCCTTCGCCCGTTTCTTTTCGACTACACCCAAACGGCTCGACCATACCGGGCGGCTTTTCGATTTGCAAGGGTTTACCCGACACCGGCGCCGACTTTTCGGCCTCGAGCGGCGGATCGAACAAGTCGTAATATCCGGCGCCGTTCATATCTCGAGCACCTGCCCACAGCCGCCACATTCCGCGAATGCCCGGTAGCGTCCACCCTTGAACGCATCGCGCAGCCGAAACCCGTAATACTTGAGCGGCTGCGCGCCGCATCCGTCGCAAGTCAGATTTGCGACGAGCTCCTCATCTACCCGGTTAACGTGGAATTCCGCACCCTGCACCGCTTTCAGCATTTCGGCCCGCTCCATAGTCGCTCCCGCGATCGTTGAGTAAATACATTAGCTATACGATGTATAGCACGAATTAAAAAGGGCCGCTCGTGGCGGCCCTGCCCTGGTACCAGGCGCTCGAGCCCTACGGCTTGTAGGATCCGTCGCCCTCGTTAAGCGCCTGGTCGAGCACCTGGCGCACCGCGCCGGCGCCGTTGAGATACGCCACGCGCGCGGCCGCGGCCTCGCGCTCCGAGTGATCGCTCTCCGGATTCCAATTGCCCTCCGGATCGTAATAACCGACTGTGTAGAGCTGCGGCTCGCTTCGCTTGTAGACGTACATGGTGGAAACTCCCTCTCGATTGACTGTATATACATTGTATATGCTTTCCCTCTTGTGTGTACAATGTCTATACGTCAACGATCGTAGGAGCCTGACCAATGCCGCGAGTCGCCCGCCATACCCGACAGCTCAATATGCGGCTCTCGCCCGAACAGCTCGAGAAATGGGAAGCCCAGGCGCGCGCCGAGGATCTGCCCCTCGCCGCCTGGATCCGGCGCACCCTGCAGGCGGCGCTCCCTCGCTCTGTCCTTGACGAGATTGCGAGCCCGACTCCTGGCCGTAGGCCTTCCCGCTTCGTGCAGTCGGCGCGCTACGCGAAGCGCCAGGGCTTTAAGCCCTAGCGATCGGCGCCGGCGGCCGCTCGAGGCCGCTCCTTTTCTAATCGCGCTTTTCGCTTTTTCCATGTAGTGCAGGCTGCAGGACGCGCGGCTCCGCCGCGCGCCTGCGGCTGTTATCTGTTTGTCCGGCGACTCGCTTAGCTTCCCGGCATTCGTTTGAAGATGTAGCGAGACATAGCCAACCACCTTCGCCGCCCCTCCCCCGTTTCGGGGGGCGGCGAGTGTTCTAGTAAGTTAGGTGTACTTACTATTGTCATGTCGACTTGACACGGTTTCTCTTGTTGAAAAGACACAGGTTTTCGCCAGGCTCGAGCAGGCCCGAGAGCTCGCACCCCACGCGAGGCGAGCGCGTAGCCGCGCTTCGTGATCCGGTAGAAGTTATTTGCCCACTTCTGGCCCTTGGAGCGGCGCTTCCTGACCTCGAGCACCCCGCGGCCGATCAATCTCCCGACTAGGACGTTTGCCCATTGCCTCGAGAGGCCGATACGCTCGCCTAGCCATTTCTGGCTCATGTAGAGAGCTCTAGGGCACCTTTGGCGCCGGCGCCCCCCCTCAGTCGCTACGTCGACCAACAACAACAACGCGCGCGCTTCGCTAGCTCCTAGCCAGCTTGTAGTTATGTTTTGCAAGGCTCCCGCCTCTCTTGGTTGCGCCCCTCTCGGGGCTTCGTTTAAGCTCCGTTCCGCCCTTTGCGACTACACCCATTGCCGCAATAGGCGGGCGCTCCCGCGCTCTTGGCTCCCGGCCCTTGCGAACGCCGCCCGCGTGACCAAGGGCCGGGCGCTAGTTTTCTCGCAAGAGACTCTCGCCTTAAGCTCGCTAGAGCACCCCTCAGCCATCACCGCGCACCCGAGGAGCAAAAGCACCACGAGCACCGCGAGCGCGATAATTCCGACCGCCTCCCAATTCCATCGCATCACTTCACCGATCCCTGCCAGGCGCCGCCCCAAATGCCTGAGAGCTGCTCGCCGGCGACGTCCTGCAGCGCCTTGCCCTTGCCCCCTCCGAGCATCCGGCCCCCGCCGATATAGGCGAGCGCCGCGCCGCGGCCGAGCGACTGCTCCGCTAGCGTCTTAAGAGGGTTATTCACCAGCGACTGCAGGCTCATGCGCGTAGCCGTTCCCGAGTCGCTAACAACGTCGCGCATAGCGGCCTCGCGCATCCTCACCGCGTCGACGAGATCCTTAACGCCCTGGCTGCCGGAGCTCGGCTCGTCAAGGCCTCGGAGCTGCCGGCGGTAGCCCGTTCGCATCGCGCGATAAAGAGGCCCGGCTGCAATGTTCTGCTCCTCTTTCCAGACTCCCGGGCGATCCGCGAGCTTGAGCAGGCGGTAAATTTCGCGCGCGCGCACGAGCTCGTCTTTCTTTCCCGGGAGAGCCCGCTCGAAAGCGTCATCGACCGCGGCGACTGTCTCCTCGAGGATCCGCGCCTCATTGCCCAGGTTATTTGCGTACTTGTCGCGCACCATGCCGGCGAGCCTCTGGCGCGTGTTCAGCATTCCGAGCGGATCAAAGTTTCCGTTATCAAGGCGGTTTTTGAAGATCGCCACCGTGGGGAAATCCTTGTAGCCCCACGCGTGCGCCTCGTCTTGGATCTTGGAAATGTCCGTAGCGAATGCGTCACCGTCAATTGCTCCCGTTTTGCTTTGCCGTATCCGCTTCACCGCATCGGAGAAGGCGCCGCCGATCCCCTCCTCGGCGGCCCGGAGCTTGTCGACCGTGACCACGCTCCCGCCTGGCTGCCCGATCGCGTCTAGGAAAATCTGATTAAAGCGCGCCTGATTTTTCGACTGAATCGCCGTGAAAGGCGCCGAGGCCCAGGGAGTCGAGCGCCCCGAGGCCTCGAGCTGTAGGAGCTGCTGTTGCCCGAAGCGTTGCCCGGGCGTCAATTGGAATTTGAGCCGATCGGCAGTCTCGACCGCCCAGGCGTGAGCGGGATTCTCCACGCCCTCGATCGCGCGCCCGCCCAGGAGCGCCGGGTTATAGCCGAGCTCCGCGATCGCGCCCGCCTGCGGCGGCTGACTCGAGGCGAGCGCGACGTCCTGAGCTCCCGCCATGTTGTCCAGATCCTCGAGGCCTCGAGCTGCGCCCGCCGGCGCCGGCGCCGGCTGCGCCTCGCGCGCGGCCGCCTGGATCCGCTCACGCACTCGAGCGGCTCGGGATCCTGGTGCCCCGAGATAAGAGCGCGCCAGGCCTGCGCTAATCGCGCCCCCTGCGCCCAGGCCCGCGCCCAGGTAGATAGAGCTCGCCGGATCCTCGACCGGCGCCAGGGCGCCCAGGCCTGCGCCCACGCCCACCGAGGCGGGCAGGCTCGCGCCTCCCGCCGGCACCGCGAGATAGGGCAGCGCGCGCCCGGCGAGATTCGCCAGGGGATGAGCGGCCGCGAGCTCGCCCTGCGCGCCTTCCTCCTCCCATTGCGGCTGCGCGCCCTCGTAGTACATCGAAGGCGAGCCGAGCACCTGGCCGGCGCGCATCTTCGCGCCACGCGCGAGGCCCGTAAGCTCGGCGCCGGCGGCCGCGCCGATCGACTCGAGCGGCCCGAGCTCCTCGGCCGCCTCTCGAGCGGGCGCGACTTCGTACCACTCGCCGCCCTTTTGCTCGTAGAGCTTCCCGGTTTTCGGATCGCGCGCGAGCGTCATGGGATCGCCATATCGCGGAAGCCAGGCATACCCGGCGCCATCTCTTGACCAGGCCGGCCGGCCGCGCCCTGGATCGGCTGCAGGCGCGCGGCGACGTCTTTCCCGGCGGGCTTGCCGAGATACTTCGCCGCCACGCTCTCACGAGTCGGCGCGCTCGGCAGATCGCGCGCCGCCATCCAAGGGTGCGCCTGCCTCGAGCGATCGTAATCGCCGGCGAAGCCCTCGCGCACCTTCGACATGACCCCGAGCAGATACTCGTCACCCGTCCAAAGTTTTGAAAAAAACTCATTCGGGCTCGGGTATGTGCTCTTGATGTTCTCGAGCTCGCTCGGCTGCAGGACGCCGGCGGCTGTCGCCTTGGCGACGTCGCCCACGAAACGCGAATAGAGCGCCATCTGCTCGCCGGCGGTTTTCCCCACGAGCTCGCGGCCGCGGCTGCCGGCCATGTAGGACTCGAGGAGCTGGTCGACGCGCCCGACCGACTGCGCGCGCCCGACAACATCCTCGACCGACTTCGCGTATTCGGGCGTACCAGGGAGCGGCCCGGGAATGATCCCGCCGCCTGGCTGCGGATAAAAGGTCATGTTCTGCGGGAGCTCGCGCCCCTTGCCCTTCCCGGCGTCGAGCTTCATCTGCTCGAGCGCGCGCGCCGATCGCGCGCGCGCCGCCTCGAGCTCCGCCGCCGAGCGAGCTCGGGCGCGCTCGAGCTCGAGCGCGCTCGCCTGCTGCTCCTGTTGACGATCCCAGGCCGCGACCTCGCGCTCGCCTTGCTGCCCGCGCTCGAAATCGAAACGAGAAAACATATTCTCCCGCTCGGCGCCGAGCGTTTGCCCCAGGCGCGAAAGATCCGTATTTCGCCCGAGAAGGCCCATCAGCGTTTGCTGAATGTCGCCCGCTTGAAAGCCTGGCGCGCGCGCGAGCCCTTGCATCGCCTCGAGCGTTGCGAGCGCCTGCGGATCATTCGCGTAGGCGCCGCGAAGCCCCGAGCCAGGCCCGTAGACTTCCTCGCCGCCGGCGGCCTCGAGCGGATCGGCCGAGAGCCCCATCCCTGGCGCGCGCCCCATGACGCCCTCGAGCGCATCGGCCCTTTGCCCGCGAAAGAAACGATCGGCGCCGGCGACACCGAGGCCCGAGGCGAGAAGAAAAGCTAGAGCTGGTAGCGGCATGATCGCTCCCTATGTTTTCCAGAGGCTCGCGCCCAGGTTCCAAGAATCCGCATCCGAGCGGCCGCTCGCCTGCGACTCCCCGAGCACCGTAGGCCGCCCGAGGATCTGCGAGAGCGCGAGGAGCGGCGCAAAGCTCGAGGCCTGCAGGCCTGCAAGCCCGCCGGTCATGCCGAGCGCCTGCATCATGCGGCCCTGGTTACTCTCGTAGCCGGCGCCGTACATGGTCGACGCAATGCGCGCTTGCTCCCTCGTCGCATCGCGCGCGGCGAGAGACACCGCGATAGGCGAGCGCGAGCCGCCGATCGCGCCCACGCTCGCGGCCGCGTTCTGGATCCCGGGCAGAATGTTCTCGTTGAATCCCTCGGCCGCCATCGACTGCGCGCCGCGCACGTTCTCCTGTAAATACGGATTGTCGGCCGGCTGTAGAAAGCTCTGCCAGGCCTTGAGCGCCGGCGAGAGGAAATTGCTCGAGTAGTCACCGGCGCCGGCGATCGCCTTTGACTTGTCGCCCGCCTGACCATAGAGCCCCTCGAAAAAGGGGATCGACTTGTCCCAAACGTTCTGCGAGCTCGTTGACTGATTCGAGCTCGAGGATTCGCTTTGCCCTGCGCTAAATCCCATATCCGCCTCCCACCTTGCACTCCATGACCACGCCGGTTTTTATAAGCCCCTCGGCCTCGAGGATCCGCTGCCAGCCAGGGCGCCCGATCACCACGATTTTTTGCGCGCCCACCGTTCGCGCGGCGAGCTTCACCGCATCGGCAAGCGTTGAAATCCATTCCTTCATTCCGTCACCGCCGGCGATCAGTACAGAGACAACCTTCCCGACCGGCCCGCCGATCAGGAGCGACTCGAGCACGAGCACCGCGCGCAGCTCTCCGTCGACGCGCACCAGGCCCACGAGATAAAGCCCTCGAGTAGTGCCCTCGAGCATTCGCTCGTAAGCGATCCCGATCCCCGAGTACTCGAGCGAGGCCTCGATCCAGGCGCGCACCTTCTCGCCTTTCAACGCGAGCACCGCCTCGCTACGCGTCACCCAATCAACGCGAACACGCATCGCCGGCTCGCGCTCGCGCTTCATCGCTAGAGTTTTGACCATACGCCGCCCTTAAACTCGTAGAGCCCGGCCTGCGGCCCGGCCACGCCCGCGACAAAAAACGCGATCATTCCGTCCACGTTGCGCGGCGGAAATTGGTTCAACGGCTCGAGCTGCAGCATTTGCACCTGGCCGAGCTGCTGTTTCGCCCAAAGCGATTGCAGCTCTTTGCCGATGTAGGCCTCGAGCTCCGCGTTTCCGGTTTGCGGCACCGGCGCCGGCGCATCGGATCCCGCACGAGCTGAGCCAGGGAGCGCCACTAGCGCGCCCCCGCGTCTTGAAATTCAACATCGAAGCCGGCGCATTTCCAGCTCGTGAGCGCCTGGCTCCGAGCTCGCACCGAGACAAGCCGGCCGGCCGCCCGGAAGTCGACCCGCTCACTCTGGCCGATGATGTAGTCAACCTCCGGGCTCCACGCGATCGGCTCGTCCGGCGCGTCAGCCATCCCGACCGCCCACTTAACGAGCGTCCCGGCCTGGCCCTCCATTTTCGGGCGTAGGCGCGTAACGATCTTCACGCGATCGGAGCCCCCGAGCGGCATCATGCTTTTTTCGAGGATCACCTCGAGCGGCCCATCGTCGGGCGCCTGCGCCTGCCATAGCGCCTCGAAACGCCCGGCCGCGCCATGCAGCGGGCGCACTCCGATTAGAAACGCATCGCGCGGATTGAACCCCGACCACGCCCATATCCGAGTCTCGGAATCCCACGAGCCCGCGGCGCCCGCGTTCCATGTATCGCCGCCCGTTGCAAGAGCGCCGGCGAAGCCATGCGCGTAGCTCGGTAGATCAATAATCCCGATTTTGTCCTCGGCGTAATTCCAGACCACCGCGCGCCGCGCGAAAGTATCGGCGCCCTCGGGAAAGCCGATCAGAATCTCCTGGCGGAAAGTCGAGCGCACGACGAAAGAATTTTTTGCGGCATTGCTCGAGATCCCGCCGAACACCGCCTTTCGCATCCGGCGGTTTAAGAGCGAGCGCGTTGTCTGACCGTCCGTTAGAACGATATCGCCATCAGCGAGAAAGACGCATTGCGTATCCAGCGCGGCCCAGGCGCCGCGGCAAAAGAGGCCGAGCGACTGCAGGACGCGGCGCACCGAGAAAATAAACGCGCCGCCGATCGGCTGCAGGAGCCATACCGCCGCGCCCTCGAAAATCATCGCCGCGTCACGAACCGGCGCAATGTCGAGAATCTGCCCCTGCCCGCCGGCGAGCGTCACGCTCCCCGCGTCATTCGTTGCGAGCGGCGCCCAGGATCCCGGCATCGCGCCAGGCGCGGCGCTCACGCTCCACATAACCCCGAGCGGATCGTTAATAGGCCCGGTCAGATTCGCCGCGAGAATTTGATACTTGAACGGCCGCACCACCGCGGCGAGCTGTCCCGCAGGCCAGGCCGGAAAGGGCGTCATGATTGAGCCGAGCGCCTTCGCCCAGGAAATCGGCGTATGCGCGCCATCGTTAAGAATCGGAATCCCGTTAAAGATCCCGCCCGAGGCGTCACCGCAGGCGCCGATCGTCCACCCCTGCGCCGGCGTGATAAGCGCATGAGTGAGCCCATCGGTAGCGCCGATCGCCGCGGAGCCGGCATAGACGACATACGGCACAAGCCCAGGAATGAAAGCGCCGGCGATCGGGCGCACGAGCGGCACCCCGTACACCGGCAGCGCGCCAGGCTGCGCGATCGCAACGTCACCGAAAAAGAGCGCGTTCTTAGCGAACGTCCATTCCTCGGGCCCGACTGACTCGGCCGGAAGATCGACGTTAAGGCCCTTGGGCCTCACCGCTACGAGCTCGCGCTTTCCCATCAGCTCGCGCGCCCCGTAACAATGCAGGGAATCAGCGACACGTTTACCGGCTTCGCCTCGGGCCCGCCCTCGTTGCGGATCATCGCGGCCGAGTCAGCCGCGAATATTGCCGAGCCCGCGGCCCAGGCCGCCGCGCCGTTGGTTCCGACTCCGTTATTGGTTCCCGCCAGGTGACTGTGCGATCTATTCGTATCGTCTTGCCTCGAGCCCACCGCGCCCGCAACGTGGTTAGCGTCGACCTGGCCGGCGCCGCGAATGAAAAGGCCGGCGAGATTCGGCACCTTAAAAAAACTCGCGTCGACGTTCACATAGAGCCCGGGATTTGCCACCTGGTCGACCGTGAGAAAGCCTTGCGCGTAGGCCCACAGCTCCGGGAATGTCGCCTTGTTGAGCGTTTGCCCATTCGCTTGCACGAGCCCCACGCTCACCGAATGCCGGTACATGATGCAGCCCACGAGAAAGGCGAGCGTAGCGGCCGCCGGCGAAGGCGGCGCCGCGGGCTTGTAGCGGCCCGCGGCCGCGTCCCATACGAGCTGGTGCCCATCGGCCGGCGGCGCGGCCGCGAGCGCGAGCATCGGGCCGAAGGTGTTTAGCAGCGCATTTTTTACGCCGCGGATATGGTCGTCGCCCTCGCTACGCTGGTCTAGGCTCGTGGGATTCGTCACCACGAGCTGAGCGAGGCCTTTGTCGACGCCGGTTAGATCCTCGAGGCTCATTTTTTCGCCCTCACCTTGTCACCATCATTCGCCGCGGCCCGCCATGCTGCCGCGCGGCCTTGCCCATCCCCCGCACTCGCTCACCGAGCGCGCCGCGCGCGTTCTGCGCCGTATCCTCGAGCGGCCCGTTTTGTTGAAAGCGCGCGCCATCCTCGACCGCGGCCCATAGCCATAGATCGGAATTGACGAGCAGATAGGCGCTCGAGTCGCTCGGCGCCGCGAGCGCGAGCGGGTACTCGTAGTAATGCAGCTCAATCTGCGAGCCCGCGACCAGGCCGCCGCCCGAGCACCGGATCCGCTGCCCGACAATCCGATAGCCGCCGCGCTCGCCCACGCTTGCAAAGGCGCTTTCAATCTGCGGCACCGTCACGCCGGCGGCCGTGACAACGTAGCGCGTAGCAATGAAGCGCCCAGGGAGCGGCGCCTCGAGCTGCGCGTCGAGCGTCAAGAGCTGCATTTGCTCCTGTTCGCGCGCGTTGTACTGCGCGGCCGTGAGCCGGCCGTTTTCTATGAATCGGTCGAGCTGCTCCGGCGTCAGGTTATCGCGGTCAAGGTAATCAGCGACCGCGAGGCGCAAAGTCTGAAGGTCAACGATCATAGGCGGGCCTCATGCGTCAGGGTGCGCGGCCGCCGGCGGAACAAAGGGCGCCGTATAGCGCGCCGCGCCGATCGTCAGGCGGAAATCGTCTAGCCATCCCCCGCCATCCGTCGCTATGCAGTAGTCGAGCTGATTGACAACGCGCCCGAGCGTTATAAGCGTTTGCGTAAGATTCGCGCCGTTAACGATCGTTGCGCCGGCCTGCGCGCCGTTCACCCAAAATTTGCAGGCTGTACCCTGGCGCGAAAATGCGAAATGGTGAAAGACGTTAGCGGCGAGCGCGAAAGGCCCGAGCGGGATAGTCGCCAGGAAAACGCCGTTAATCGTGACGTAGGAATCGGCGCCCAAGGAATCCATAGCGATATGCGCGCCGCCGATCGCATTACGAATGCCGAGCCCGAAAAAGCACAACTTCGCCGCGGCCGAGGCCTTGGCGATCCAGGCCTCTATGCAGAAGTCGCCCACGCCCGGCGCAAAATCCGCGTGAGTACTCTCGAGCCATCCCTCGAGCGTCGAGCCGCTCGCGGCAGTAGGAAAGCGCGCCGAGCCGCTCCCGAATTTCTTAAAGGCGGTATCGACGCGCGGCTGCTGCGCGGCAAAATTCGCCGTTGCATTGGAAATCCACGCATGGCCCTTGACGTCAGGAAATACGATCGCATCCTGCGCGCCGTCGCAATGCAGGATTGCCCGCACGTTGGCGAAAAGAGGATCCACGCCCGCCGGCGGCGCGGCCGCGGCGCCCCGGCTGCCGATGATGTAGCGGCTATTGCCCTGGTGCGGGAAGATCCGCGTTAGAACAGGCTGCCGCGCGCGAATGAGGCTCATGGCTTTGTCCCGACTCTGTAGGGAAGCGACTCGCTCGAGGCAATGAAGCGCCGCCACGCGGCCGAGCGCGTAGCGACGTCGCGCGCTCCGAGCTCCGGATAGCGCGCGCGTAGGGCTTTCCAATCGTCATACGGAATGCTGAGCGCCAGGCGCCCGAAAGAAAGATCCCGCAGCGCGCCAGGCTCGGCGCGCAGCTTCGCGTTACGTTGCAAGATAAGCCCGCGCTCCTGCACCGCCCCGGCTGACTGCAGGGAGGCAAGAGAGGAGAGGCGGCGCAAAAGCGCGGAGCTCATTTCAGGCGACCGCCGCGAGCGCCGGATCGTTGTCAGCGATCACGCCATGCGCGGCTTCGTTCAACACCCGCAGCGACCAGTCGACCGACATGAGGCGGGCATCGGCAAGCCCCGCCTTCGTGAGCGGCTCGACCCGGTAGCCGGCGAGATACGAGAGCTCGACGTACTCCGGATCCACGATATACATATTCGTGTGCGTCGCGTCGACCGGCGCCATAGTGCGATCGGCCACCAGCTCGAGCACCACGCCGAAATCCGTCACGAACACGTTGACCGCGCCCTTTGCAACGGCGGCCGTTTCGCTCTGCCCCGTTTCGCTCGTCAACGTCGCAACGCGCGCCGTTGCCGTGAACAGGTACTCCGAGAGCTTGCGGATCAGCGCCGGCGTACTGATTGCGAGCGACGGATCGCCCCCGTTCTGGTAGACCGACTGCGCGACGTTGCGGATATTCGTTTCCGAAAGCGCGCGCGCCACGCCCGCCACCGGCGCCGCCACGATCCCGGCCGCAAAGCCGCCGCTCGCGCCAGGCGCCGCGCCGCGGCTCACATTGGAAGTGAGCCAGGCGCCAAAGCCCGCCGACTTGCCGGCGACCGCGGCGCCATCATCGGCCACGCTCGCCTGCTGCGAGAGCGCGATCGCGTTGACGTCCCGGCGCAGCTCTTTCTGGCGCTGCATGATCTGATAGGCGAGCGCATCGCTCTGGCCGATCACGCTCGAGGCCTGCGCGCGGCTCGAGACAACAACGCGCTTGGTGGAGATTTGCGAATGGTTCCCCACGCGCCCGCCCACCTTCTCGTTGTTGTCGACAACATCGGCGCCGTCAACCTTGGCATTCGCCAGATCCGGCGCGTTCAGCTTGTCGAGCGTCCACTCGTTGTACTCGTTGTCATGCGAGCCCGAGCCGATCGCATCGGAAAACGGGAGAGGGACATTGGAAATGTCCCAAATCTGCTGCATGACGTCCTCGTTAATCAGCCCTTGAAAAGCGACTGCCGCGAGGCTTGCTCCGGTTACTTTTGCCATTTTTTAGGCGCCCTTTGCGCGCCTGCTATTTCAATTTCGAGAGAAGCGCCCCGACCGCCTGTACTTTGGACTCTCGCCCGCCCGCTTTTCGCAGGACGACGCCAGGACGAACGCCGGCACCGCGAGAGGCGGAGCTCGGCTCGCTTTTCGGGCGCTTCTCTCCTGGCTGCTCGCCAAGGTCGAGCCCCGCATCTTTCAGCTTGCCGGCGGCCGCTCGGCGCGCTCTGACAAGCGATCGCAAAAAGAGTAGGAGCCGCGAGTCGTCAATCTGCTCGAGCTCCATTTTCGTGAATCCATACGGCCGCAGGATTTTCGCCATGTCCTCCCGATCGGCCGCGAACGCGCGCGGATCTTTCCACTCGGGCGCGCTGTCGAGCGCGAGAGAGAGCTCGCGCTGCATCCGGTTCCCCTGCGCCTCGCGCACCGCGGCGAGCACCGCGCGCGGCACTCCGGGCATGGCTGCCAGGATCCCGGCGAGCTCGCGCCTCGTCGCCAGGGCTTCGCCGGTCACGCGCTCGCGCTGCTCCTCGGCCTCCTCGCGCGCCTTGCGCGCGCTCGTCACTTCGACGCCGTACTCGACCGCGGCGAGCCCGTGATCCTGCAGGTAGTCTTTCACCTGGCCGAGCGAGAATTTCCCGCGATCGCCCGAGAGCGGAATCTCGAGCGCGTAGAGCTCCTCGAGCGTCATCCCGGCGAGCTCCGCGACGTCAGCCAGGCCTCGAGCCTTGGCTTTCTTGCCCTCGGGCTCGCCGGCGGGCTCACCGCCTGGCAGCGTGTCATCGCCGGCGGGCTCGCCCTGCGGCTCTTTCTTTTCCGGCTCGCCGGCGGGCTCTTTCTCGAGCGGCGGATCTTTTTTCTCGGGCTCGCCTCCGCCCTGGCGCTTTCTGAGCGGATCCCGGCCGGCCTCGAGCTTGTCAGCGCCCGCCGGCGGGCTCAGTAGATCCGCGACCGCGCGCGTATCCTGCGCGCGGCTCTGGCCTGCGCGCCGGCGCTTCTCGGCGGGAGTTTTCTCTGCGAGATCCTGGCCGTTCACCTTTTTAGCGGGCTCCATCGTCATCCTTTCCTCAAAGAATTGGCGGCGCGGCGCAACGCGCCGCAGGCAGCGTGTACGGCCGAGAGGCGCGCCGCGCATCCCTGGCGCTCGGCGTCGTCTTTCGCGTTCAACCACTCGCGCGCTATCTCCTCGCGCGCGAAGTCGACCAGGGAAGCCCATAGCGGCGAATTGACGAGCTGCGCGGCCTCGCGTTGAAACTGCTCGCGCGTCATGCCGACTTTCTCAGGAGCGGCGGCGATCATTGAACGAGGCCTCCCGGCGGTAGTTGTCCGGCTGCAGGCGCCGGCGCCTGGTCTTTCGCGCCCGCGGCGATCGTCGTTACGCCGGCGGCCTTGCTCATTTCACTCGAGCGGATCGCGGCGCCTTGCTTCGCCGCCTGCAGGCCGGCGGTCGCGCCGCCTACTTGCTTCATTTCCTCGACCTCGGCGCGCAGTAGATCGCTCCAATACTTGTAGGAGAGCTCGGCCTGCTTCTCGTAGGCCGCTATCTGCGCCTTCATGCCCTCGAGCGTCTTAGCGAGCTCGGCCTGCGCGGTACCCATGCGCCGCGCGCTGTCGTCTTTTTGCTTGCGCGCCTCGCCCGCCGCCTTGCTCGCCGGATCTATGACGTAGGCCTCCGGCTGCTCAATGCCGGCGGCGCGCATCCAATGAGTGAGCGCCGCGTGATATTTCGGCCCATCGCAAAGGATCCCCTCGTAACCCGCGAGGATCAGCTTTTCCTGTTTCTCGATCACCTGGCCGAGCGCCATCATCCGGCGCAGCCGCTCGCCCGGGCTCATGCCCACCGCGATAGAAAGATCCGAGCGCGGCGGCCAGGAGCTCGGCTCACCGCTCACCCACTCGCCGGAATCCTTGACCTTTACCTCGCCCTTCATCATCGCGCGCGCGAGCTTGTGCGCGATCAGGTAGGCGCGCCGGAGCATTGTCTCGGCCAGGTTCCGCGCCATGAGCGCGGCGAGCTGCTCTTTAACCGAAATCTCGCGCTCGGTTCCCGCGGCTGTCGGGCTCGAGAGCTGCAGCTCGGGAGAGAGCATTTCCAGGGAAGCGCCGCCACGCTCGGCGCGCATCTTGTCTTGATACTGCAGGCCGCCGGCGCAGGCCGGGCCGATATCGGGCACTTGTAGCCACTCGATCGCGCCCTGCCGTTGCACCTTCACGCCCCCGCCCACTTCGACGTTGTAAAAATCATCCTCGTTGACCGCGTTCTCGAGGAGCGCCGCGCGCGGCCGGTTTACAAACTGCGCGTTATTCAGCCAGGCGCGCAGAAAGCCCGTTTTCGTGTCCTGCACTTCGCGCAGCTTGTCGAATAGCGAGAGCCCGGCGAGCGCGTGACCGTCAAGGAATGCCGAGCCGGTCGCGTAGTTGACGCAGGCCACCTTCTCGCGCCCAAGGAATTTGCGCCCGGCGCCGCCGCCGGCGAGCGTGACCATCCACCGCTCCGAGCGGCCGCCTTCGCCCGTTCCCAGGTTCACATAGCACCGATGCACTTCTACGAGCTCCTGCCAATAATCCTCGCTCGTCAGGTCGACCTCTTGCGATCGCCGGCGCGCGCGCGTGTCCTGGCGTGTCTCGACACCGAACGCCGGGAGCCTGGTAATCAGCTCCTCGGGAAAGCCCTCCTCGGAGAGCTCCGAGCGCGTCAAGAGCTGCCGCTCGGCGCAAAAACGATAGCGGTCTAGGTCATGCCCGCTCGCATCGGCCGAGTAATAGAAGTTTTCCGGCGCCACCGCGTCCATGCGGAGACTCTGGCGCGTCGTCGTCGTCTTTATCGTCACGTTCCAGCCGCCGCCGCGCGTTTTCGGGATCCGCTTGGGCTCGCCGGCGATCACCTTCTCCTCCGTCGCGCTCGTCGCTTTGAGAAGCTCCGCGATAACGTCAAGATCCGGGCCCTCGTCACCGCCCGGGCAGGGATAGCTCTCGCGCTTGACGTCGCTCTCCTCGTGGATCCAGACCTTGACCACGCCCAGGCGCAGGAGTAGCGCGTCCTTCGTGCCCGCGTAGATCGCCTGGTACGCATTCGAGCCGCCGGCGCGCACCATCGCCTGCACCATGCGCGACTCTTTCGCCGCGGCCTCCTCGTCATCGGCGCCCACGGCCGCGAACGCCACGAGAGACTGACTCGTGAGCGCCGGCACCATAAAGGAAAGAGTCGCCTCCACCATGTCAGCGACGTCCAGGCTTTGCACCTTGCTAAGCCCCTCGAGCTCGTCGCCTCGAGGCGCGCCGCGGTAGTAGTCGAGCGCCTGGCGCCGGTTCTCGGCTGTCTCGTCGCCTAGAAAGCCCTGCGATCGCTCGAGCTCGCGCTCGCAGATCACCCTGACTCTTGCATCGGTGTACTTCGTCGCCCGTTCACCCATTTTTCACTCTCGCCCGTTAGATCACGCCCACCGCGCGCCGCGGTCGAGCTTCTCGGCCGCGCTTTGGCGGCCGCAAGAGCTCGACACCCTCGCCAATGCCGAGCGCCAGGTACTCGAGCCCCTCGCAGATATGCGAATAGCGGTTTTTCTCGGGCTTCTCGTCAAACCTCGGTTCGAGCCCGCCCACGATCAGGCGCCGGTAGCGATAGAAGCCGCTCAATCCCTTGGCGAGCACCGGGCAACCCACCGGATCCACGCGAAGCGCCGGCTTCCCGGTCATGGTCAGGCGGCGCAGCATCCCGCCCACCGCCTCGCGGCGAAGTAGCGGATCCTGGCTAGGCGCCGGCGACACCGCGAGCCCCTTGGCGTGTAGGACTTGAAAGACGGTGTTCTCATCGGTTCCCGCTCGGATATCGCCGGCGGGATCGCCCCACATTCCGCCAATGCGCCCGCCGTAGCGCGTCTTGAGGATCCGGCCGAGCTCCTCGGCAAAGCGCGCGGCGCCCGTTTCCTTCGTCACGAGCTCCTCGAGGCACTCGAGGCCGCCGCCTACGTCCTGCTGAGCGATCACGGCCGCCGGCGTGAGGCCGAAATCCATCCCGACCACCACCGAGCCGCCGGCGTATTCGAGCTTGCCAAGGTGCATTGATCCGACAAACTCGGGATAGACCGCCTTCCCCTCGGCCAAGTAGCCATACGCGCCCTCGACATAGACGCGGATCCACTCCTCCGACTTCCCGGGCATCATGTTTTGGTAGTAGCCCGCCGGCAGGTTCGCCAGGTTCTCGGCCGCCGGCGAGAGGCCGCTCGGCTGTACGAATTGCTCCCACCCCTCGGGCGCCTCGCGCTCGAACATTTCCGGCCACCAATGCGACGAGTCGGGCGGATTCGTGTCCATCAGGATCCCGTACCAGCTCGGCCCGCCCTCGCGCTTGGAGGGATAGCGCCCGATCCGGCCCTCGAGCATCTGCACGACTGCGAGCGGCAGCTCGCGCGCCTCGTTGACGTAGGCGCCGGTCAGCTCGAGCGAGAGGAGCTTGCGGATATCCTCGGGCCGGTCGAGCGATCGGAACAAAATCTCCGCGTCGACGTCGCCCGACTGAATGCGCTGCACGTTCTCGCCGGCGGCAAAGCTCCCGATCGCCTCGGGCGGAAACCAATCCCAAAAGCTCTTACGCGTCGTATCCGCGAGCTCGCGGTAACTGTTGCGGATCACCGCCCACCGCGAGCGGCGCTTACCGTCAGGGCTCGGCGCCTGGCCGTGGATCCGGCGCATGAGCTCCCAAATGCAGCCGGCGGTCTTACCGCTACCGATCGGCCCGCGGATCCCTCGCACCCTTGCGCCCGATCGCATGAGCCTGGCGACTGTCGGCCCTGGCTCAAAGCGCACCTGGCGCAACGTGGTCACGCGGCGGCCGCCTTTGCCCGCGTGAGCTGCAGGCTTCGCACC